GTGTATTCCATTAATTATAATTTACTGTACCAAGTCCAGACCGTGTTAACCAGAAGTTCATCAGGTTGCCTCTGAATATTTTTACACGCTCCATATTTCGGGTGGTGATGGTTATTTTAGTTCGCTTACTACTGCATTTAATTACAGCAGATAAAACTTCCGTTTCAAACATTAACGCCAGCGCATCAATACCTTCCTGTGGTGTTATCGCATTGCTGAATGCAACAGATATAGAAGCTTCGCTGCCATCTTTCTTTTCGGTTACGTTAAATAGTAGGTTGTGCATGGTTATATTATTGCCCTTCGACTACGCTCAGGTTGACAGCTTGCTGCCGTTCATAAAAAGTGGAATAAAAAAAATAGCTTTCACGGTCAAGGTATTGCTGCAAAAACATTAAACCGTTTGCATTTGTAAACTGATGTAAATAGTTATTATGATTTCTGCCACCGCATTTTCCGGTGTTGTGTTTCATTCCGATGCAGATTTCTTTCTGCGGTGTTATGCGCGTACCTTTTATGTTTTTCCACAGGTGCATATCGGTGTAGGGGTCATGGTCCTGGCACCACGGGAAATTCATATCCGGTTTTATAAGTGTGCTCATTGCACTGCTGCAATACGAATGCGAAATTTTAAACCATTTATGCAAACGCAAATGATAATACACGGTGTATGTAGTTCCAAAGATGTCGGGCATACCGGCTTCCTGCCATTTCGCAATCATAAATTCAATGTAGGTAGTGGCATACCAATCATCATTTTCCATGAACAGGATAACAACAAAACCTTTGTTGCGCAAACGGTCGTAACCTGTGCGGTAGCGGTACGTGATATCACATTTATCATTCACCGGTGCATCGTTTACCACTTCAATATGATCAGGCTGCACGGTTTGCGCTTTCAACATGCGCAGGCAATTTGCCATCAGTTCAGGGCGGTCGCCACGGTCGGGTATTAAGACTGCTATTTTCATTTTTATAGTTTGCAAATGTAAACTACATTAAATTCAACTGTAGCAATGCTACAGTATTTTTTATTAACAGGTTTTCAATAGGGATTTTTGGCGCAACGTTTCACATAAAATATAATCGCATGTCAAGTAATGCAGTAGGTTTGGAGAGAGTTTCCCGCATTCTCGGTTACAAAATCACGAAAGGAAATTTCAGCGAAAGCAGCCCTAACCTTCCGCAACGTGTGGCTATTTTGGCGGAGGCAAATACCGCCAACCAAAGCGATTTAGATACTGCCGGTGTTGAAGTTACATCAGCACTGCAAGCCGGACAGCTGTATGGTTTCGGTTCACCTATTTATCACATCATGCGTATTCTTCGCCCAGCAAGCGGTGGAGGTATTGGCGGTGTGCCTACTGTAGTTTATGCGCAGGAAGAAGCAGGAGGCGCAACGGCTAAAGAAGTGGAGGTAGTGGCTACCGGAACGGCTACCGGAAACGGAACGCACACCATACTAATTGCAGGGCGTACCGGATTAGACGGAACGTATTATGATATTAACATTACCAGCGGTGACACGGCCAGCGATATACACGCAAAAATTGAGGATGCTATTAACGCTGTTCTCGGTTCGCCTGTAACAGCTGCATCTACTGATTATGAGGCAACACTTACCACCAAATGGAAAGGCTTAACCGCAAATGATCTGGTAGTTACTGTTGACACCAACGATAACGATTTAGGTATTACTTACGCTGTAACTAATACCGTTGCCGGAAGCGGAACACCATCTGTTCAGGCTGCGCTTGATCAGTTTGGAAATGACTGGGTAACTATTGTAGTAAATGGTTACGGAACACAAAGCAATACGCTGAACACGCTGGAAGATTTCAACGGTATTCCTGACCCCGAAAACCCAAGCGGACGATACGCAAGTATTGTGATGAAACCGTTTATTGCCATCACCGGTTCAACGGCTGATGATCCTACATCTGTTACTGATAGCCGCTTAGACGAAGTTACAATTTCTATCGCACCTGCACCGGGCAGTGATGCTTTCCATTTTGAAGCGGCAGCCAATATGTGTTTGTTGTTTGCCCGTAAATCGCAGGATACGCCTAATCTGGATGTGGGCGGTTCGTCTTACAGCGATATGCCGGTGCCTGCCGATGGTGACATTGGAAGCATGGCCGATTATGAAAACCGCGATGCCTTTGTAAAAGAAGGTTGCTCCACTGTTCAGCTTATTTCCGGTAAATACCAGGTACAGGATTTTGTAACAACTTACCACAAGCTTGGTGAAATTCCTCCGCAATTCCGTTACTGCCGTAACCTGATGCTCGACTTTAACGTGCGCTATGGTTACTACCTGTTGGAACTTATCAATGTTCTGGACCACAGTATCAGCAATGATAATGATGTGGTAACTGCACAAAATGTAGTGAAACCAAAGCAGTGGAAAGGTGTATTGAATTCATACGCTGATGATTTGGTAGTGCGTGGTTTGGTGGCTGATGCTGACTTTATGAAAGACAGCATTACCGTAGAAATAAGCACTGTAAACCCTGACCGCTTTGAAACGTTTTTCCGTTACAAGCGCACCGGATGTGTGAGGGTTGCAAGCACTACCGCAGAAGCTGGATTTAATTTTGGTTCAAACAATTAAAAAAAACATAGCACGAAATGGCAATCATAGCAGGCGACTTTACCGAGATTACATTTAACCACCCAACGCTGGGCACCGGAACATTTTTTCCGAAAGCTGCGGAGGATAGCACCCTTGACACAGGCGGTTTCCGCAACAACGATGACGGAAGCGGTATTGATGGTGCAGGCCGTGTTATTATGCAAAAGAACCGTGTGCGCTGGAGTTTTGAAACTTCATGTGCCATGGACCAGGTTACTGAAAATGATTTACAGAAACTGAGCGACCTTGCGGAATCGGCAACGGAAGCTGACTGGACTTTTTCGCATGTAAGCGGAACTATCTGGCAGGCTAAAGGCTCACCGGTTGGTGATGTGCAAGGTAACGGTAACGCAGGAACATTTGCGCTGAAGGTTGCAGGTGGTGGTAAAATGAAAAAACAATAAAGGATGAAAGTAGCGATTGAAGTTGCGGCTGCTGAGGTTGAAAAATGGTTAGACTTTAAAAAGGTTTCGCCCAGCAAACGCGAAAAGCTGAAAGAAAATATTGATGCTCTTGCCGAAGCAATCAGCAGTGGTGTGTTAGTATTAACTGAAAAGAATGAGTGGAAACAAACGCTGAACTTTCCGTTGGAAGGCGACAGTGTTATTACCGAAATGATTTACAAGCCCCGATTGAATGTTGCGCAGGTGAGTGATAAATTGAAAGGTGTAAACTCAAAAGATTTGAAAGGATTTTTGGCTGCTTATGTTTCGGCACTTACTGACCAACCGATGGCTCTTTGCAAAAAATTAGACACTGAAGATAATTCACTTGCTGAAAACATAGCGGTTTTTTTTCTTTAGACCAGGACAGTCTTTTTAATATGATACGGTCAGTTGTGCGCGAATACAACTGGCCGTATTTTATTATAGACAGGATGTATATTGATAATACAGACTACAAAGGAATTGAATTTTGGTATGAAGATGTGCAGCAAATGAAAAAGGAATTACAAAAATAAAAATGGCAGCGTTTACAATACCAAGTGTTTTTACGGCAGTTGATAAGTTCAGCGGACCTGTGCGCAGCATGGCTAATGCTGCTCAATCGTTTGCTGAAAAAGCAGAGGTTGCCATAGCCCGTGCAGACAGAGGTTTCCGTAAATTAAGCGGAGGTTTGATTTCAGAAACTTCGCGTCAGTTTATGTCATTTGCATCAACGGCAGCTGTGGCAGCTGCTATTGTTGGCGGTGCTTCTTTTTCTGTAAAAAGTTTGAAGGATTATGAAACGGCAGTGCAAAGTTTCAGAACGATTGTAAGTGATGCCAGTGATCAGGAATTTGCAGCCTACCGGGAGCAGATAAACCTGGTAGCAAAAGACACGCGCAGAAGCAGTATTGAAGTGGCGCAATCGTTTGAAAAGATAGCCGGATTAAATGCAACGTTTGCCGAAACTGCTGATGGATTGGCTGCGGTATCCAATGCGGCTATTGTTCTTGCCAAGGCCAGCGGAATGGAACTGGGTGCCAGTGCTGAAAACCTAGTTGGTATTATGAACCAATTTGCCTTTAGTGCTGATGAAGCGGACCGCGCCATTAACGTGCTTGCAGCAGGGCAGGCCGTAGGTGCTGCCAATATTGAACAAACGGCTGAGGCTTTTAAAAATTTCGGAGCAACAGCAAAGGGTGCGAATATTACATTGGAAGAAAGCGTTGGATTAATTCAAACGCTGGGCAAGTTTTCCATCTTCGGTGCTGAGGCCGGAACCAAGCTGCGCGGTGCGGTAAGTAAATTACAGGAAGCAGGTGTTGGTTATGCCAGCGGACAATTTAATGTGAACGATGCACTGGCAGAAGCAAAGGCACGTATTGATAAATTGACCGATGCAAAAGCAAAGGATGAAGCCATTAGTAAAATGTTTGGCATGGAAAATAAGAATGCCGGATTAATCTTATTGAACAACATACAAACGTATAAGGATTATACTACAGGCGTAACCGGCACTTCTGAGGCAAGTAAGGCAGCGGCTATCAACTCATCAACCTTGGCGGTACGGATTGAAGAATTAAAAGCGGCATGGGTAAATATGCTTACTTCCAGCGATGCAGCCGGTGGTAGTTTAGGTGCTGTTAAAAATGTAATTGGTTTTGTTACCGATAATCTGAATGTGATTGTTGGTGTGCTGGGTACAGCCATTGCGGTTTTTGCTGCATGGAAAATAGGAATAGTTGCTTCGCAGATTGCGCTGGGTGCATATAATATTGTGTTAGGTATCAGCAACGCATTAAGCACTACATCAGTTATGCTTACCAGTCAGAATGCACTGGCGCAGAAAGCCTATTTAGTTACTACAAAACTAATGACAGCCGGATTGTGGTTATATGATGCAGCTGTGATTGCGGTAAATGTTGTTACCGCTTTATGGACTGCGAATTTTGCAGCATTGAATGTTATTATGGCTGCCAATCCGATTGGTTTAATTATTGGCGCAGTGGTAATACTCACTGCTTTAGTAGTTGCCATCATTGCCAAGTGGCAAGAGTGGGGCGCAACATTAGCCATCTTTCTTGGTCCGTTAGGTTTTGTAATTTCTCTTATTCAAAGTTTCCGCAGGAACTGGGATATGTTGGTTCAGGCTTTCCAGACGGGCGGAATAATAGGTGCGCTGAAAGCAATCGGTAAAATATTTATTGATGCTATTCTTATGCCGTTACAGCAGCTTTTGGAAATTGCTGCAAAGCTGCCGGGTAAAGCCGGTGAGTGGGCCGCAACCGGTGCTGATAAAATTGAGCAGTTCAGAAATACATTAGGTGTAAACACCACTACCGATGAAAACGGAAATCCGTTACCGGCAAAAGAGGCTATTAATCCAAAGCAGGTAGAGCAAGATGCGTTGGTGCAGCGCATGGAAAAAACAAATACTTCCAGCGTGAATGTAAACTTTAATGATCCCGGAAAAATGATTAAAAATATTTCGGGTGGTGATGATTTAATAGGTGTTCAACTTTCATCTACTTCAACATGGTCGCAGTAGGTGATTTGAATTTATTGGAGAGCAACAGCGGAGGTGATGTACTTCTGAAAGGACGCGACCTGCAGTTTATTTACGGCTGGCAAAACATGCCTTACCTGGCTTTGTTTGGTGGTAATATTGCGCAGGATACGCCATCATTGGTATTACCAGAAGAGCAGCGGTTTGATTACTGGGGAAATAGTTTGTTTCATGCAGCCGAACCTGAGTTGCAATTCAATTCATTGACGGAACGAATGCTGATGAATGTGGAGTTGAGTTCCGCAGGTCGTTTGCAAATTGAGCAGGCTGTAAAAAAAGATTTGCAGTTTATGCAAGCCTTCGCGATTATTGAAGTGGAGGTTAGTATTACAGGTGTGGACCGTGTGGAAATTCTTATCCGCTTTACCAAGCCTGACAAATTGCAGCAGCGAGAATTTATATTCATCTGGGATAACACAAACAGTTCACTAACTTATGTAACACCTTCTGAAAATCAATATTTAGGAACGGAGAGTGGCGGATTTATTACAACGGAAAGCGGAGAATTAATTTCATTATGGTAACTAACAAAATAAACTAAGATGCTTCGACTACGCTCAGCATGACAGCCAATAAAAAATGATAACGATACCAACACTTAACGCACTTTACACACAAATTCTTGCCGACCTGGAAGCGGAATTTAATATTACTATTCCGCTGTTTGGTAAGAATTTTTTACGTGCCTTGGCTGCTGTGCAGGCTGCCAAGTTGAAACTGTTTTATCTGGCGGTTGGCAACATTCAGAAAAACATTTTTTGCGATACAGCAGATCCGGAGGCAAGTGGCGGAACGCTGGAACGTTTCGGAAGAGTGAAGCTAAACCGTAATCCTTTTCCTGCTGTGGCCGGTCAATACACGGTTGCGGTTACAGGAACAATCAGTTCTGTAATTCCTGCGCAAACAACTTTTAAAAGCGATGATACCAGCACTTCGCCAGGCTACCTTTTTATTTTAGATAGCGCCTACACGCTTACAGCAACAACGGATTATATTACCCTTCGCGCCTTAACAGCCGGTGAAGATGCCGTATTGGTTGCTACCGATACGCTGACGGCCACTGCACCTATTGCAGGCGTGAACAGTGCGGCTGCAATAAGTGCTATTGTAGTGGCTGCTGAAGATGCTGAAACAATTGAAGAGTACCGCGCTGAGGTATTGGCAGCTTACAGATTGGAGCCGCAAGGCGGAGCCGCAACGGATTACCGCCTGTGGGCAAGTGATGCAGTTGGTGTGCGCCAAACGTATCCGTATGCAAAAACAGGCGAAAGCAATGTAATTGATTTGTATGTGGAAGGTAACACTGCCAACGGTGTGCCCAGTGCCGGAGTATTAGCGCAGGTGGAAGCGGTGGTAGAATTAGATCCTGATACTTCCAAACCATTGAATGAACGGGGGCGCAGGCCGTTGGGTGTGTTGCAGGTAAATTACCTGGATGTGGTACCGCTGAGTGTAAATATTACGGTGAATGATTTTGTAGGTACTGAAGAGCAAAAAGAAAATATTGATAATGCCATTGCCGATGCGCTGGATGCCATCCGTCCGTTTGTTAGCGGTGCTGATATTGTTGCGGACAGGAACGACACGCTGAGCGAAACACGCATGTCTTTTTATATTCAGGATGCCGAACCAACGGTTTCTTTTTCATCAGTGGATATTACAGTGAATGGTGTGGCGCAAACAAGCTATCAATTTACGATGGGTGATATACCGTATTATAATTCATTAACCTGGAACTAATAATTATTAAGCCCTTCGACTACGCTCAGGGTGACAAAGAATGACTACTGAAGAAAAAATAGAAAAATTATCATCGCAACTTTACCCATCTGGCCGTGCCATGCGCACCATCGGATGGAAGGAAAAGCTGCACACTGCCCTTGCGCTGAGTGAGGCAAGGGCGTGGGATGATAATGCCTCTACCCTACTGAGTATATTGCCGGATAACGACAGCTTTACTGCACAGGATTGCACAGACTGGGAACGCAGGTTGGGCATGATTACCAACCTGAGCACCGATATTGAGGACCGAAAAGCAGCGATATTATTAAAGATGAATTACCCGGGCACACTTCGCGCACGGCAGAATTACCGCTATGTGGAGGCGCAGTTGCAGGCGGCAGGATTTAATGTTTATGTGCATGAGAACCGTTTTAGTATTGGTGGCGGAAATTACGAAACCATGTCACCTGTTGAGGTAGTTGGTGATACCTACGGTGATGTAAGCCAGTTTGGTTCCGGCCAGTTTGGTGATTTTCAATTTGGTTCAGGTTATGATACTGCCTTTTCATTGCTTATGCAGCGTGTTCAGTTTGGTGATTGGCAGTTTGGCGGAAGTCAGTTTGCATGGCGCTATAAAAAAGAATACTTTGTTGCAAACCACATCAGCGAAACGCAGGATGAAACATTTCACATCGGTTCAAACCTCCGTTCAACCTTCTTTATCGGTGATGCTTACTTAGGAGAGTTTGCAGATGTTCCGGCATCGCGCAAAGATGAATTCCGTCAATTGATTTTAAAACTAAAACCCGCCCAAACAGTGGCATTTCTATTCATTAATTATACATAAAAAAATCATGATTAAATTAATCAACAAAACAGGAACAACAACAACGGATGTAGATTATCCGCTTGGCAAGATTACTAATAACCCAGGTGATAACTCAGGTAATGAGTTGGATGAAAATTTTTTCAATGACTATGTACAGGCGTTTGAAAAAGCATTTGATGTTTCCGGATTAGTAGATAATGGACTACCGGATAATGATGTAAATGAGTACCAAATGTTCAAGGCAATGCAGATAGCTATGCGACCTTATAAAGCATATTCAGCTTTGCTATCACAGGCCGGAACTGCCGCACCAACTGTAGAGAGTATTGATGCGGATGGAAATGCTAATAGCCCGCTTGAAAACTCGCTGAGCGGTCCTATAGTATGGAGCTATAGTAACGTTGGTGAATACATAGGAACATTGGCTGCGGCTTTTGTTGACAAAAAAACGTTTCTATTGATCAGGAATGAAAGTAATACCATCATCAGTATTGAGCGTTTTAATGCTAACTCACTTTTGATAAACACCCGTGATAATGCCGGAACGCTTACTAACGGTTTACTTACACAAACATCTGTTGAAATTCGTGTTTACAGATAATGCTTCAGCTTAATATCAATACCGATGCAGTAGTTGTTTTTACCAACACGCTGGAAAAGATGCACAAAAGCGCATTGCCGGTGGCTATACGCACGGCATTGAATTCTGCTGCGTTTGATATGAAGAAGAAAACGTTGTTAAAAAGTGCGGGTGATGCGTTTGAAAACCGTCAGAAAAATTTCTTTAAAGCATTTAGTAAGGTTGATATGGCTAAAGGTTTTGATGTAAATGGTATGGCGGCAACGGTTGGCTTTGTTGAACAGGGATTGAAAGGTGATAAGAATTTTGCGGTAAAAGATTTACAGCAACAGGAAGAAGGCGGACGGATTGGCGGCAGAACATTTGTTGCGCTGAACCAGGCACGAAGAGGTAACTCATGGTCTGGATTAGTAGCTGCAAGAAATCGTATCAGTAAAATTCAGAACATTATCAATTCGCGAAATGCGAAAGGAGTAAATGAAAAGCAAAAATTTGTAAAGTCTGTGTTTTTTGCAGGAAGAGGTGGTTATGTAATGGCTGACTTTAAAGGCAACAGGATTTTATTTCGTGTAAACTCTGTGCGCAGAATGGCTGAAGGTGGCTTTAAACTGACTGCTTTGTATTCAATGGAAAAAAGCCGCAGCGTAAAAGTGAATCGTACCAACTTTGCAAAAACAGCAGCATTGACCAGCGCACAGCAGATTGAGCGGTTTTATATTGATGAGGCGAAGAAACAAATTGAACGGCTGAAAAACTAAGATGCTGAAACAAGTTCAGCATGACGGAAGAAAATGAGTTGGATTGAAAAAATAAAAACAGACTTAATCATTACCACCGGTGATGCTAAGGAATACCGTCCGCAATGGCTGAACGCCACTAAATCGGTTGACTTTAATATTACCGAGTTTGATTTTGTAAACGTGCAGGGTTCGTTAGTTGACAGGCGCGAACCAAAGGCACGTAAATTTAATCTGGAACTTTATTTTCAGGGTGAGGATTGTTTAGATACTTCTGCTGCTTTTGAATTATCGGCCAATGATAAACGTGCATGGCGGGTATCGCATCCTTTTTACGGAAGCATTATTTGTCACCCGGCAAGCTTGCTTTTTGATAATACCAAACTGAACGTTACCAAGATTACCGGAACTATTATTGAAACCATTACCAATGATAAACCAAAATCAAACATTTCACCGGTTGATAAGATTACGGAAGATAAACAGGCGCTGGATGAGGTATGCGCTGAGGTGTTTGCAGCAACTGTAACACCGGAAGCAAGCGATGTAAGCAGCATGATTGACAGCACACAACAAACGTATGATGAAGGTGCGTTGGTGGCCCGTGGTGATGATGCGCAGAATTACTTTAATCTTTTCAATACGGCTAACGCAGCTATCTTGAATGCAACTGCGCAGCCGTTGGCGGCCATACGTGCGTTACAGGCCGTGATTAATGCGCCTGCCATTTTTGCTGATAATGTGCAGAACCGTTTTGGATTGTTGCAGGATCAGTTTGATGCGCTGCGCAATCAATTGACAAACATTTTTTCTCCTAATGAAAAACGTATTTACCAGGCACAGGGAAGTGCCATGGTTTCGTCTATGGCTTTGGCTGCGGCAACTCCGCAAACGGCAAGCGAATACGGTAACATGCAGGCTGCGCTGGATATAGCCGAAACGCTGCTGAATAATTACAATCAGTTTCTGGAAGATCTGGACGGGCTGCAAACCGATAACGGTGGTTTACCTGAAAGTTATATACCGGACCCTGAACCGCTGATTGGTTTGAATGATTTGATTTCATTTACGGTGAGCAACCTGTTTGATATTGCACTGGAAGCAAAACAGGAACGTGCGATTATATTGGAAGAGGACAGCAACGCGATTTTATTAACGCATCGCTTTTACGGATTGGATGCGGCAGATGAGTTGCTGGATTATTTTATTGCCACCAACCAATTAGGATTGAATGAACTGTTGCAGATCAGGAAGGGAAGGAAGATTTTTTATTATGTATAAAATATTAATGCCCTTCGACTACGCTCAGGGTGACAGCCAATAAATGACGCTAAAAATAAATAATTCAAAATTTGATTTCTTTAACAGGTTTTCGGTAACGCTGAGGTATGACAGTGTTGCCTCTGCGTTTGGTTTTGAGGCGTATTTTAATACTGAAAGCACAGAGCATAAGCAATTACTAAAGCCGTTGAGGTATGCACGCTGTGTGGTAGAGCATGAAGGTGAAACGCTTATTACCGGAACGTTGTTAAATAATACATTTAAGTCTGCACCGGCAAAACAGGCCGTGCAGTTAAGTGGTTATTCAGTAACGGGTGTGTTGGAAGATTGCGAAACCTTTGAGCCGCTACAGAGTGATAATCTTACGCTGAAAGAAATTGCTGAAAAGTTATTGAAACCGTTTGGAATTTCTATTGCCATTGCTGAAGCTGTGAAAAGTAAAATGGATGAAAAGATTACAGTAAGCACATCGGGCGAAAAGCAACGCATTAAAAGTTACCTGACTGAATTGGCTGCACAAAAAAATATTATTGTTTCGCACACTGCCGGAGGTGCACTGTTGTTTACAGTTGCCAACGCAAAGCAAAAGCCGGTATTGCATTTTGATAGTGGTATTCCGGGAACTGAAATGAACCTGACAATTAACGGGCAGGCCATGCATAGCGATATAAAAGTGGTAGCGCAGGCAGATACCGAAAGCACCAACACCGCAGAGAATGTTATTAAAAATCCGTTTGTTTCGGCATACCGGCCAAAGGTGGTAGTACAAAGCTCCGGTGATGATAACAACACGGAGCAGGCGGCAAAGAATATATTGGCTGATGAGTTGAAGAATATAAAACTTTCCATCAACACGGACCGCTGGATGATTGACGGGAAAGTGATAAAGCCAAACATGGTGATTTCAGTTACTAACGATGAATTGTTTTTGTATAAAAAAACCAACTGGTTTGTGGAGAGTGTAAAACTGGATGGTGATAGTAGCAAAACAACGGCAACGTTGGAATGTGTATTGCCGGAGGTTTATAATGGAAATGCGCCTGTGAATATTTTTAATTAATGAGATGCTGAAACAAGTTCAGCATGACGGATAAATGATAAACATAGTAAGAA